CCCATTTTGTAATTATAAATAGTATGTAATAATATTTAAATATTTTATAAAATTAATTAAAAACAATTTGTAAAATTATTAAATTTGTATAATATAATATAATGAGCAATGTAATATCTAATATTAATATTTATAAAGATATTGAGGAAAAAATTTCTTTTTTGAAGGATATGATAAAAGAATCTTTTTCTGCTATGCAAAATTATAAAATTATGGATGTTATTTCAGGTAATGAATTAAATACAACAATTAATAGTTTCGATAAACTGTCAGGTGATTTAAATGAACTAAATAAAAAATTAATGACTGATATAAATATTGATTGTGAAAATGTATACAATGAAATAAAACAAATTAAAAATAAACTACTTTCTATATTTAGTAATTCTGGAACAAAATATTTTGAAAAATTAATTACTTTATTACTTGATAATAATAAGATTGAAAATATTGATAATGATAAATATAACTTATTATGTAATTATGCGCATCCTATTGGTTATAAAATTTTAGATTGGAAAAATTATCATCCATCCGCTAACAAAAATAAAAAATATATACAAAAGAATAAAATTATAGATGATAAAATGATTATTGAACATTCTAATAATCTAGAATGTTTAGATTTATCTAGAACAAATAAAACATTTCAAATACAAGTATATGGCATTAAAGTTATTATTCATAATTCTAAGAAGAGAGAAACCTATGTTATTTCAACTTTGGTAGATGATATATTATTATCGTGCATAGATAATTATTTTATAATAGATAAATATTCTAAATTAGAGAGTGAAAAACCCAAAGACAATGAATATAAAAATGAAGATTGGGAAAATTTCAAAAAATTTCTTACTTTAAAAGAACTGTTAATATTAAATAATAATGAAATATACAGTAAATACATATCAATATTAACACAAAATAATTTTTATAAACAAAAAAATATTTCACAAATAGTTAATGAATTTTTAAATAGTGATTTGTATGTTCAAAGAAATATTTTAATTAATTTACTAGTTAAATCAAATGATAATGAATATCAATATATGTCATATTTACTGTATGATTTATTGTCAAATGATAATCAGTCTTCAATAGATACTATAGAACAAACTATGTTATATGATAGTTTACCTTGGAATTGTAAAGTTTATTTTAAAAATGCGATGAAACAAACAATTAACTATACAAATCAATTATGTAATTATGATGAAACAAAAATTCCATTAGAACAACAAATTTGCTTAATGAAAGCAAGTAATAATATAAAAGAAAAAGCAATGGTTAAGTTAAAAGAAATTAAAGCTAAAAGTGAAGATACAGGTTCTAAAGCGAGACATTATTTAGATGGTTTATTAAAAATTCCTTTTGGAATATATAAAGAAGAATATATTTTATCAATAAAAAAAGAATTAAATTCACAATTTATATTTTTATTAGATTTGCCCATAATAAAAAACATAGAAAATTTTACAATTGATAAAAAAAATATTTATACTATAATAGAAATAAAAAATATAATTAAAAATATTAGTGAAAATATTCTTCCAGAAATATTAAAAAATATTAAAAATGATTATATTATTAATGTTAAAAAATTAAAAAAACCAGACATTGTAAAAATAAATACAAATATAAATAATTTTATAAATAATAATAATTACAAGCATGACAATTTAGTTATTGCTAATAAAAAAATTGATTTTTTACTTAATAATGTAAATAATTTTATAAATTCTTTAAAAGAAAAAGATGATCTTCTTAATTATTTAAAAATATTACCTGAATATGAAAATGAATATAATAATATTAAATTATTAGAAAAAAATATATTAGAAATTACAGATAAAATAGATACTATTTCACAATATATGAAAGATGTTAAAGCAAATTTAGATTCATCAGTATATGGTCATGATAATGCAAAAGAACAAATAGAAACCATTATAGCTCAATGGATAAATGGTGAAAATTCTGGCTATTGTTTTGGTTTTGAAGGTCCCCCCGGAGTGGGAAAATGTTTGTCAAAAGACACACCTATTATGCTCTCAAATGGTGAAATAAAAATGGTTCAAGATATAACTATGGAAGATAAATTAATGGGTGATGATAGCACACCACGAAATGTATTAGCATTAGGAAGTGGTGTAGAAAAAATGTATAAAATAGAGCAAATAAAAGGAGATGATTACATAGTAAACGAAAGTCATATATTAAGTTTAAAGATGACAAAAGCAGGAAAAAAAGGAGATAAACATCAAATGATATTAGGAAGAAGATATTTTAAAAATGATATAGTTGATATTAGTATAAAAGATTATTTAAGTTTACCATTGTATTTAAAAGAATGTTTAAAAGGATATAAGGTAGGTTTAGATTTTGAAGAAAAAGAAGTAGATTTAGAACCATATGCGCTAGGATATTGGTTAGGTGATGGTGATTCGTCAACTTTAAGAATAACTACAATTGAAAAACCAATCGTAGATTATTTCAAAGAATACGCTTTTGCTAATGGTTTACAAATTACACAGGGAAAAAATGAAAAAAGTATGATAACATATCATATAACAACTGGATATACAGGAGGGAGAAGTGATAAAAACAAACTATTAAATTATCTAAAAAACCATAACTTAATTAATAATAAGCATATTCCTGAAATATATAAATGTAATTCAAGAGAGAATAGATTAAAATTATTAGCTGGTTTAATTGATAGTGATGGTTATTATAATAAGATAAATAATTCATTAGAAATAACTCAAAAAAATAAGAAATTAGCAGATGATATTTTATTTTTAGTTCGCTCATTAGGATTTCGCGGAACAATGAAGGAATGCTTGAAATCTTGTATATATAAAGGCGAAAAGAAATCAGGACAATATCAAAGAATTATTATAACCGGCAGTGGTCGTGAAGAAATACCTGTATTATTAGAGAGAAAACAAGTAAAAGAACATAAACAAATAAAGGATGGATTAAATACAGGAATAAAAATAGTTCCTTTAGAAGAGGATAAATATTATGGATTTCAAATAGATGGTAATTCTAGATTTTTGTTAGGAGATTTTACAGTAACACATAATACTTCGTTAGCTAAAAAAGGTATTTCAAAATGTTTACAAGACCAGGATGGTATGTCTAGACCTTTTTCATTTATAGCTATTGGCGGTTCATCAAATGGTAGCACTTTAGAAGGACACAATTACACATATGTTGGATCTACTTGGGGAAAAATTGTAGATGTATTAATGGAAAATAAATGTATGAATCCAATAATTTTTATTGACGAATTAGATAAAATTAGTAAAACTGAACACGGTAGAGAAATAATTGGAATTTTAACTCATTTAATAGACTATACTCAAAATGATTCTTTTCAAGATAAATATTTTAATGGAGTAGATTTAGACTTATCAAAAGTATTATTTATTTTTTCATACAATGATGTTGACGCTATTGATAAGATTCTTTTGGATAGAATTCATAGAATTAAATTTAAACATCTTTCTCTAGAAGAAAAAATAACTATTACAAAAAATTTTATATTACCTGAAATATATAAAAAGGTTGGATTTGAAAATGTTATTTCCTTTGATGAAGATGTATTGATTAACATAATTAATAATTATACTTGCGAACCTGGTGTTAGAAAATTAAAAGAAATATTATTTGAAATTATTGGAAAAATTAATTTAAAATTATTAAATAATGTTTTTGATGAAAATACAAGTTTTCCAATAAATATGACATATGAAATGGTTAAAAATGATTATTTAAAAAATAGACATGAACTTAATATTAAAAATATTATCTCTGAACCAGATTTTGGTATAATTAATGGTCTGTGGGCAAATTCATTGGGTCAAGGAGGTTTATTATATATAGAAGTAAAAAAAATAATATCTTCTTCTTTATTAGAACTTAAATTAACAGGTATGCAAGGTGATGTCATGAAAGAGAGTATGAATGTAGCTAAAACAGTTGCTATAGAAAAATACATGAATTCATGTAAAATTGATAAAATTGTTGAAGAATATAAAAATATTGGTCTTCATATTCATGTTCCAGAAGGAGCAACCCCAAAAGATGGACCATCCGCGGGAGCAGCTATTACTACCGCTATTTATAGTGTTTTAATGAATAAAAAAATAAATAATTTATTTGCTTTAACCGGGGAAATATCATTGCAAGGATTTATAACAGAAATAGGAGGTTTAGATTTAAAAATATTAGGTGGAATAAAATCAGGGGCTAAGAAATTTATATATCCAAAAGGAAACACAAAAGATTTTAATGAATTTTATGAAAAATATAAAGAGAAGGAAATTTTAAAAGATATAGAATTTTATAGTGTTGAAAAGATAGATGAGGTTTTCAAATTGATTTTAATTGATTAATATATATTATAATATTTATATATATTAATATGATTCCTGGACCTTATAATTTATTGATGTTATTTGGGGGATTTGCTCCATTATTTTTAATATTATTTGTTATTTTAGCAAGTGCTTTTAATGGAACAATTCAAAATGGATTAATATATTTTTCAGGTATAATAGTTATATCTTTTTTTGCTTTTTTAATAAGTAAAATGATGGATAATTACAATATAACAGAATCAAAAATGGCGAGTTTAAGTTGTAATATACTTGCTGCTGGTCAAAAATGGACAACTCCTAATTTAGATTCTACAGTATTAGCTTTTACTTTTGTTTATTTATTATCACCTATGTTAGCAAATAGCCAACTTAATATAGAAGTATTAGTTACTATTGGTATATTATTTGTTGCTAATATTCTATTTCAGTTGAAAAATAATTGCTTAGGAAATAGTTACATGCTTGCTATTGTAGTTGGATTATTACTAGGATCTATAGGTGGATTTTTATGGTTTTTAATGTTATTTTTTACAAAAAAAGATTTATTATTTTTTAACGAATTATTATCAAATAATGTTGTATGTAATAGACCATCCAAACAAAGATTTAGATGTAATGTATATAAAAATGGTCAATTAATAAGTAGCAGTTTCTCTTAATGATTTATATAAGGTTTTAATTTTACTAAGTCTTCTAATAATTTTTTTAAAAAAAGCTTTCTTCTAAAAGAATCAGCAAGCATTTTTTCATTATACATAACACTATTATAAACTCTAAAAAATGTAATAATTATCATATTTAATTTAGCCGTTGAGTATTGTTTTTCTACTTCTTCAATATTTTTTGTGGGTTTTTTTAATTTTTTATTAACAATATTATGGAATTCACAAAGAAACGAAATTAATTCTTTTTTATTAGATATCTTATTTATATTTGAACTTTTTAAAAGTTTATTCGCATGCTCTCTACAATCTGGACAAGGTAAGTTATTACATATATCAAAAATTATTTTTATTAATATTTGCTTACAATTAACAAATTTATTTTCTATAACTTTTTGCGCCAAACTATGCATTAATATCCATGAAATATTACCCCAATCTTTTTTTGACATTTTAATATAATATAAAGAATAATATATTATATTAAATAATGAATTACGTAATAGAAGACAATTTAGATTTTTATAATTTACTAAATACTTCTAATAAACAATTAGAAGATGACATTTCTAATAATACCTTATGTTTAATATCATATGAAAAATTAACAGATAATAGCATAACTTTAAATTGTAATCATAGTTTTAATTATTATCCTTTATATCAAGAAATTTACAATCAAAAAAGAAATTTTAATAAGTATTTTGATATAAATAAACTAAAAATAAATGAAATTAAATGTCCATATTGTAGAAATATTAATGACAAATTATTACCATATATACCTTATAAAAATGTTAAAAAAATTTCAGGTGTTAATTATCCTGAAAATTTATGTATGAAAAATAAACATACTTGTTGTTGGATATTTAAAAGTGGAAAAAATAAAGGTTCTCTGTGTAATGCAAATTCTTATATTTTAGAAGGAAAAAATTATTGTTATACTCATCATAATAAAATAAATAAATCTAAGGAAAAAGGTGTTTCTAATGAAATACAAGATACTTGGGATACTAAGTACGATGAATTTATTAAAAAATATAAAGTAGATCAACTCAAAAAAATTTTGAAAGAAAATAAACTCATAATAGGTGGTAATAAAAAAGAATTAATTATTAGAATAGTAAAAAATAATATTACTTTATAAATTTAAATAAATAATGTTAAATAGAATAATATATTATTTATTTAAATGAATACAAAAGAAGAACTTGTTGAAAATATAAAAAAATGGGTTAGTTATGATTATGAAATAAAAAATTTACAAAAATCTATGAAGGAAATAAGAGAGAAAAAAAAAGAATTAACTAAAAGTTTAATAGATGTTATGAAAAATCATGAAATTGATTGTTTTGATATAAATGATGGTAAATTACTTTATACAAAAAATAAGGTTAAAACGCCTCTTAACAAAAATAATTTAATGATTGCTTTAGAAAAATATTTTGAAAATGAAAGTATAAATGTTGAAGATGTCACCAATTTTATTTTAGATAATAGAGAGATAAAAATAAAAGAAAATTTGAAAAAAAAATAGCTACTAATATAATATTATTAAAATATATATGAATTATCTCTTACGTATATTATTTTCTATATTTTTTCTAATTTTATTAGTTAATATATTACCAATGATGTTTAATTTTTTAGATATTAAATTTTCTAGTTATAGTCTTTACATGTTTTGGATAATAGCATTAGTTATATTATCTATTTTTTTGCCATTTCAAAAAAAAAATATTTTAACTATGAATCTTTAAATTGTTTTCATTTAATAAATATAAAATTGAACTAAATATATATTTATTAAATAATTTAAATAATGGAGCGCCGTGTAGCAAAGAAATTAGATAGCCATTTTACCGAATTTAAAAATGATATAAAAAATTGGTTTCAGGAAAATAGTTGTGAGATTATTGGTGATTCTAATAAAAGTGCCTTTTTACAATATATCTTTGATTATGATAATGTTTCTTTAAGTAAAGAGGATTTTCAAAAGAGAAAACGTATTAAAAACGTTGTTCCCCAATATGATAGATGTTGTGCTTATAGAGCTAATAATGAACAATGTACCCGTAGAAAGAAAGATGGATCAAATTATTGTGGAACTCATATTAAAGGAACCCCGCATGGAATTGTTTCTTCAACTGATGTAATAGATGTAAAAATTAAAAAAACACAAATTTGGGCCGAAGAAATTAAAGGCATTTGTTATTATATTGATGATAGCAATAATGTATATGATCATGAGGATATTATTAAAAATAAAGAAAACCCAAAAATTATTGCCAAATATAAGCTTGATTTTGAGGGAAAATATTCAATTCCCGAATATGGAATTTAAATATATAAATATAAATTAAATATATTTATATGTATGATAATAATTTTTTACTTGAAATACTTGAAAAACTTAATATAAATTGCTCATATGAAGAATTAGAAGGATTTATGATAGAAAGAACATTGTTACTTAATAACGAATTATATAAAAAACTATATGAAGAAATACCAAAAATTAAAACAATTCTCTCTTCATCAAAATATAATAGTGTTCATAGTGTCGCTGAAGAAAAGCAAAAATGGCCTCTTATCAATCTACTTAGACAATTATTAAAACAATATAATTTTACTTTAACACCAAAACGTATAAGTGATGGATATGATAATGATGGTAAAAAGAAATATAAAAGATTATTTATAATAAATAAAAAAATATAAAATTTATATATTTATTAATATATATACATGTTTCAAATACTTATGATACTATCTAGTTATTATAGTTGTTATGTTTTATCTAATTCTATTTATAATAATTTTGTTATAAAAAACAATAATTATTATAACAATAATAACATCTATAATTATAATTTACGTAGATTTAACTATATAATGATACCACGAGAACCTGCTATTTTTCAAAAACTTAATAATATAAAAAAAAATATAAATCAGCGAATATCTTTTTTAAATTTTGATAATATTAAACATATTGATATTGGTGATAAATTTGTAAATTTTAATTTTGATCCTAATCTAATTATAAATCATAAAACAGATGTTTATATACATATTGAAAAATTATATAATAGATTACCAATATATCATATAGGCGTGTCATTTTTCAATGGTTATAGAACAGTAAGATATGATTATAGACCTTTTAATGAAAATGGTAGCTATATAACAATTGATAGAAAAGAAAATGATACCTTTAAAAATAATATTATTCATAGTAAAACTATATATTGGTGTCAAATAGATCTTCCACTTAATTATATTGATAAATGTGAAAGCGAGATAGTTGACAGTTATCCTAAATACAGATTGGGAATAAATGATTGTAGACATTATGCTAGACGATTAACAAAAAAAACCACAAAAAAACCTACGCCAATTTGGAAATTATATAAAATATGGAATTCTGCATAATTACCTGAATGTTATATTTATTTGTCTAGCTGTTGTATTTGTTGTATTATTTTGTGTAATTTCTTGATTACCAGTTTTTAAATCAGTTATAACTGTTTTTTTACTAGTATTACCATTTGATTGTTCTATAATAGTTTCTATTTTTTTTCCATTTATAATTTGTATTTGACTGCTTCTAGAAACAAAATTATTATTTCCCATATTTCCACCTTGCGTATTAATATTAAATGTCGAAAACATATTATTCATATTATTTATATTTATTCCCATCTCTCCCCTGAAAATATCTTTGAATATATCATGTGGATTAATATTTCTCATTGAAATGTTTTTATCTTTATTAGTTAGTAAAGCATATGCCTCTCCAATCTCTTTAAATTTTTCTTCAGCATCTTCATCTTTGTTTTTATCCGGATGATATTTTAAAGCTTTCTTTCTATAAGCTTTCTTGATTTCATCTTCATTGCTATTGGGTAATACTTCTAATATTTTACATGCTTTATTAATATCCATTTTATAATAATAATATATTATATTTAATTTTATATACTTATATATAATTAAATATTATAGTCTATTTTATTAGTATATTTATATTTTATATAATTTTCAATAGCTAATTTATTAAAAAATGTTCCATTTGTATAAATCAAGATACATACATAAATAAAAAATATTGAATTACAATAAATAAGTCTCTCCATATATGCTATATATGTCAACGACAATCCATACATTGTAATAGGAAGTCTCATATAATTATTTATATTAGCTGATATATATTTTTGTTTTTTATATGATAACATATCATTCTTAACAAGAGAAAGTATGAAATATTCTATTGCTCCCGGTAATCCACATCCCGATAATATCCATAAATTGATTATATTATATTTCCAAAAAAATATACACGGTAAAACTCCCATAAATACAAATAATATATGATGAAATAATTCAATTATATGTAATTTTTTTATAAAAAAATGATAAGTGTGTAAATATATAATATAATATACCGCTTTATAATCAGTATTTGCTTTTATAGCATATAATGGATAAAATATAAATGAGTATATATCATTTCTAATTGAATAAGTAATAAAGAAATTAATAACACTGTGTAATTGAAACCATCTTGCTCTAGAACCAAAACATTTTATTAATATAAAATCGGTAAATGGTATAACACATAAAACTTCGCCAATATTATATACATATTCAAGATTTATAATAGATCCATTAATATTAATACTATTATTAATAACATTCGTCATTTAAATAATTAATATTTAAAATACTATTAATTGTTTTTAAATATTATTAATATATTATCTACGATATTCAACATAAGGATTATAGTCTATATCAGTACAGCTTCTAGTTAATGTCGAATGTCCTGTTTTTTTACAATGACAACCTGGTTCTGCTGCTCCTGGTAATGTTACACCATTGGTTTTTGGAGCATACATAGGATTATTTTCACAACTTGGAGAATTGGGTATACAAAATTCATCCCATGGTTTTATATTAAATGTATGATAATTATCATAGTTTGTAAAAGTAACTCCTTCTTTTACTTTGAAACTATTTTTATAAATGAAAAATCCTAAAACTAAGATCGCTAATATTGTTAAAAATGTTCTCATATATATAATGTAAATAATTTAAATATTTTACTAATATTATATTAGTCTAAATGCGTTACTATAATGATATGGAATCTCTTTTAGAAACTATTAAAATGGGATTTATTCTTAATATGAAAGATAATAATGGATATTTTGAAATGTTTAATAGTATTATCTTAATATTTTTATTTTCATATATTGTAAAAAATCAGTCTTTATTAAATTATATTTCTGAAAACAGTTTTGAAAAAATGTTCTCTTTTTTTTGTAAAAAACCAGTTTGTGTTAAAATAGATGGTAAACGTTCTACTAGAACAAGCGATTATATTTGTAGAACAGATAATTTATTTAGCAATCGTTTTCAGGCTATTTGGTATTATATTAATATTTCTCATAATAATCCAAGTATTTATAGTGTTAAAGAATTTGCTACAAGTAGTAATAATTATGACGATTATAGAATGGCAGGTAGTGATTGTAATGAAAAAACAAATAAGATGACAAATGATATTTTTATTGTAGATCAACTACAAAAATTCAAATTAAATGATGATATTTATTGTAAAGTATATATTTATTCTGATAGTATTGAAAATAATAATAATAAGAATAGTTCTACAATCAATGTTGAAACAATATTAATTGAAATATTTTCTTATACATTATCTTTAATTGAGGTTAAAGAATTTGTTAATGATATTACGGAGAGATATATGTCACATATTAGAGATAAACGTCATAGTAAAAAATTTATTTATACTTTTATTGGTGGTTCAAAAGATAATGATCGCTATGAAGATAATTTATGTGTTTGGGAAGAATGTGAATTTAATTCAACAAGAAACTTTAATAATCTATATTTTGATGATAAACAAATGCTGTTGGATAAAATAAATTTTTTTAATACAAATAAAGAATGGTATTCTATTGAAGGTCATCCATATACTCTAGGTATTGGTTTATTTGGTCCTCCGGGAACAGGAAAAACTTCAGTAATCAAATGTATTGCTAATATGCTAAATCGACATTTAATAATAATTCCATTAAATAAAATAAAAACTCAACGTGAATTTTCAAAGTATTATTTTGAAACACAATACAATAGAAATAATGATTCTAATAGTATTAATTTTGATAATAAAATTATTGTATTAGAAGATATTGATTGTATGGACGTTATTGTTAAGCAGCGCAAAATAAAAAAAAATAATGATACAGAAGATGAATTTTCTGAGATTAGTTCTTGTGAAGGAGATAATGATATTGATAATAATGAAAATATTAAAAAGAAGTTTGATAAATTAAAGAAAAATTTAAATAATTATAAAAATAGTTATAACCTTATGATGAAAGAAAATGATAATGATAATATTACATTATCTTTCTTATTAAATATTATTGATGGAATAAGAGAGACACCTGGTCGTATTTTAATTATTACAAGCAATGACTATCATAGTCTAGATAAGGCACTTGTAAGACCAGGAAGAATTGATTATACTCTAGAAATGAAAAATTGTAGTATTAAAACAATAAATGATATGTATTATCATTATTATAAAGAATCTCTAGATAATGATATTATTAATAAGCTAAAAGATTATCAAATAAGTCCCGCATCAATGGTAAATATACATCTTATGAGTATTAATAAGAAAGATTTTTTGAATAATTTATTAGAAAAATTTGAAGTTAATTAGATAATTTTAACTAAAAGGGGCGGTGGGGAAATTCCCCACGAAGAAAAAAATTGAAAAAGAAATAGAAAAAGAGGGAAGTGGTAAAAAAGAGAAGATGAATTCAAAGATGGAGAGAGCGATGTCAAAGATGTTGTTGGAAGTAGTAACAGAGATAAGTTCAAAG